TGTGGGTATTGATTTATACGATCAAACGCATTCCCTGGATCATAAAGTTCGGGAACATTTCCTACCATCTGGTCTACAATGGCACGCTTGTTCTTGTCGTGGGTCATATAAGAATACAGTTTCAACCACTCTCCTCGCATCCGTTGAATGGTCTGACCATTCATGACCAGATCTACATGATCAATCAAATTATATCCAATGTTTTCAATCCATTGAAATTCATACCCAATGGCATTTGCTCCATCTGTAGATTGATAATCAGCTGGAAGAACATTTCCAACATATTTTAAGGGAGACCAGATATCCGGCAACCGCAAGACCAGATATGTATCATGAAGAAGTTGCGCAAATCTGTCAATACGACAGGAAATGGTCCTTGTTTGATTTGTAGCGAATTCCAGATTGGAACTCGTGAAGGACATGCGAATCGATTCCATTGCGAAGTTGGTGTGACGCCGATAGACCGCCCGAAAATGAGTCATGGAAGGATTTCCATTGACCAATTCATTTTGAGCACCCACGCCAACTAGTTGAATTAAGCCACCGGGCATTTGTATTAACCTCTTAACTATTTTCTTCTATCAAAGCGAGAAAGCGTAGATAAATGACTAAACCGGTCAGTCCTAAGAAACACTGGATACATACCGGGATGGGAGACTCCATACTAACTATCCAACAATTCCAGAATGGACGCTCATTGGGAGTTGACGAGTGTTATGCGTGTCCTTCGTGTTTATCACCGTAAAGGTTCCAGGAGCACCTGCCGTTGGAACTTCACAACCGGTGCACCAGTTGGAAAAGGAAGCAGTTCCTGGAACAGACCCCCAAGCACTTGCAGTTGGGGTGATAAACCGTTGGCGTGTGGTTGCGTTGTTCGCTGTGACCATCCGGTAGACAGAAGGAGTCTTCAACTGTTGAGGAGGAGGTGTAGAGTAAAACGTCTTTGCAACAATCTGACGCTTGCGCAACGTGAGATAATCTTGGGCGGAATTCACCTGCATTGTTCTATGAAGACATGTTATTTATAGGCGAGGGGTCTAAAGTATACAAATGCGGTTCGTTCTTATCAGCACTCACACCGACCAGATTATCGGATACTCCAAGGTTGCGTTCAACCTGTTGAAGCAGTTGGCAACTCTATCTCCTCGTGTCAAGACATTCCATTACGGATTCCAGCGCCACCAAACTGCAACTGGTTCTCGCAAGCTTCCTGCTGGTATCGTCCAATATGACGCAGCTGCAAATGAAGACCCAAAAGAAGAAGGATTTGGATTCAATAAGATTGCAGATTATTTGGATATGGTGAACCCAGATGTTGTGATGATTTACAATGACCCTCTTGTCGTCAACAAGTTCATTGAAGCCATGAAACACGATAAGAACACTGCTCAGTATAAGCTCTGGATTTATTTGGATCAGGTGTATGACGGCATTCCTCAACCCCTTCTGGAGAACATCGAGAAGCACGCAGACCGGATTTATGCATTCACAGACATGTGGGCAGACCATCTTCGCAAGATGATTTCAAAGACCGAAATCAAGACACTTGAGCATGCGGTGGATACCTCCATGTTTCAGAAACTTCCCTCCGACGTGCGTCTTTCTGTGCGCAAGAACCTCGGAATTCCTAAGAATGCAACGGTGTTTATCAACGCAAATCGCAACAGCCAGCGCAAGCGGTTGGATGTCTGTATCCAAGGATTTGTGCGTCACCTAAAGACACATGAGAACTCCTATCTTATCTTGGTAACAGGCGTCAATCCTCAACACGGAAGTTACTACGATGTCCAACGTATTTTTATGCGCGAGGTTCAGTTACACGGTCTTCCCGAACTTCTTATGACACATCTTGTTCTCATTGATACGTCACAGACTTTTATTCCCGACGATGGAATGAATCAGATCTACAATGCAGCAGATGTAGGAGTCAATACATCGGATGGAGAGGGATACGGTCTCTGTCAATTGGAACACTTGTATACCGGTGCTCCACAGGTTGTCACTGATGTGGGAAGTTATCGCTCTTTCTTGGATGATTCCGTCGCAGTGTTCGTTCCCAAGAAGTTTGACGTATATTTCGCAGGAAGCATGCCTATGGGTGGATGGTGCCCTGCCTTTGCACCGGAGGATGTAGCAGAAGCAATGAACAAGGTTGCAGACAATCTGGATCAAATGAAGGCTGCTGCTGCTTCCTATAAGTTCAAGACATGGGCAGGTGTGTGCGACAACTGGTTGGAGGATGTCTTGTCTGCCTAAGCGAGTATCCACTTGATTTGCGTGGGAGTTGTCCGCACACCTACACGCAACAACCGATTGTTATCTTCAAACGCCTGATTATCAAAAAGGTCTCCAGTGGTAGGGTCAAAGTAAAATTGAATTCCTTTGACGGCTACTTTCTGAAGTCTCCGATGGCGTTTAATCATGTTCCGTTTCACCGTATCATCTAAGTCATCTGTTCCGATGTTTGGTTTGAAAGCAAGGTCTTCCGAAGAAGCAGTACTATCAAACCGCATACACGACAAAACAGGTTGTTCGCGACTATGGAGTTTCCGATGAACTTCACAGTCGACGGCAGATTGTTTGAGGATGTTTGAAATGCGTTTGTTCACAACATCCTTCTCATAGGAAATCTCGTAGAGATACTCATCTGTGGACATAAACGTTTCTACTGGGTCTTTTTCATATTGCTTCATCATCATATCCGTGCGACGAACAGCAACCACGTTGTTCGCTTCATCGGTAGACTTTGCTTGCGCATCCGTGAACACGCTCACGTAAAAACTCACCCGAACTGTGCGTTCTTCCATTGGCAAAGAAGCGTGCGAGCAGATACGAACAGCACGTCCAATGACTTGTTCATGACGCGCAGGGTTCCAGTGGGGTTCCGTGATATGAACATGGCGAACGTTCAAGAGCGTAATACCTTCTGCTCCTGCGGAGGAAGCCATGAACAGACAGAGAAGCTTCTTGGGAAGGGAGTTTACGGCATCTTTCAAAGACGGAGGAAAGTTACGGTCATGTTCATAGTCAGCAGGTCCATTAAAAATCTGACGCAGAAGTTCGCGCTCTACATCATTCTCACCTGTTCCGCCAATAAACATCGCATACGCAGGTTTCTCTGGGTCCATTTCACCGTCCACCGTCCACTGACCGTTCTCTCCTTTCTTGATGCGAAACCGTTGCCATCCATTGTGTTCCAGAATTGTGCTAAGAAGTCCAAGTCCTTCCAGAGACTGGTACTGCGAATACACGAACTGATTCTTCCACTTGTCTTCGTTGATGGACTTCAACATCTCCAACATCTTTGGACTGAATTTCTTCAATGCTTCTGCCGATAAGTACCGATCAGGTTCTGACTTGAGTTTGTCTAAAATCAGTTCTTTGGATTTCAGTAAGATTTGCGAATACGCAGAGCGACTGAGTTTCTCTCCCTCGTTGAGACCGCTTATAACTTCACCCTTTGCCTCTTCTTTCGCCAACGCACGCAAATCAGGAGGAATCGCATAGTTACATGCTAAGCGAGAGTTCACACGGAACATCTTCATCTCGTTGTCCGACGTTCCTATGTTCGCCTTCTTCTTGTTCGCCTTGATTTCTTCAAAGCGTGTGTTCAGGTAATAGTTGAACTGTTCTGAGGACATCTCCACTTTATGAAGCATTTTGTCCGTGTCTATAACCTTCGGAAGCATACGATCATCTGCTCCTTTGAAATAGGACACCAATCCTTGAATCCGCCGTGAAAGGAGACCTGGGTTCTTGATTTGAAGACCTTCCAAAAACATAGACGCAAATTCCGAGAATTCGGTTGGTAAACACTCCAGCGTTTCCACTGTCGTGCGTTCCGCAGAAAGTTCTGCGCCTCCTACTTTGGTTTCAAATTCAGACTTCCAACTGTTCACCCAATCCACCGGCAACTGAATATGTTTGATTCCCGCCATATATTGAACTGCAATTCGGTCTCCTTCTTCGTTGTACACCGTGCGAAAGTTTGGAGGGTTTCTTGTGAGCAAAAGATACTTCTTCAACGAATTGAATTCAATCGTATCAATGTCGGGAATCGCACGCAAAACATTCTTCATCTTCTCTTCATCCCACGTGACGATGGATTTCACAGGAACGATATACCGTTCAATCGGACCGCGAAGCAAGTTCATGAGGTATGCGACTTCATTTGGACGGTTGATGACGGGCGTGCCGGAGAGGGCGACCACTTTGCAGTTAGTTGCCGTGTAGAGTCGATCGTAGAGTTTTCCTGCGATTTCGGACTCGTTGATGACGCGCGAGATGAAGTTGTGGACCTCATCAATGATAACAACGCTGTCCGTATACGGATTAGTGCCGTCCTCAGGGACATACTTTGCTATGTTGCTAGAGGACAATCCATTGTAACTGATGAATTTGAACCTGCGTTCAATCACATCCTCAAACTGTGCCGCAATCATATCCTTCTCTGTTTTGGCGAGTTTGGTGAAGTTGGGTTCCTCTCCTGGAACGGAGACATAAAATCCTCCGTTGCGGTCAATGAATGCTTCCGAGATACCCAAGGACTTTGCAACCTCGCGCGAGTCGTCGTTCAATGCTTGCCGACGCCAATGATGGTCATACATGTAGATTGGAGCACCGCAACTAGCAATCTCATTCTTATAGTTCTGTCTCAGAGACTTTGGCAAAAGAACGTAAATCTGTTTCGTGGTCAGAAGGGATTCACCGACTGCGATGGAAGAACACGTCTTTCCTGAACCGAGTCCGTGATACAGAAGCAGTCCACGGTAAGGGGTTTCCATAGACAAATAATCGCGAACAATCTTCTGATGGGGCAACAGTTCACGTGTTCCAGCACCTCGGTTCAAGCACACATCAACGTCTTTGTCTTCTCTGGTTTCTGGAGGAGGTCTATATTTTAAAAACAGTCTGGCTACAGAATCCGCAAACATCTTGCGGTTGGGTAGGACGTAAGGTCTCGCCATTGTTTCTCCCTAGGATTTATAATGGAACCCTTCACACGGAAAAACCATAGAATGTGGATGGTCACTTTCTACTTGTTTATCACTGCTGCATTCCTCTATCTCAAGCCCAGCATTGCGTTTGGGCGTGAGGGACGGATTCGCCCCTTTGGAACGCAGGATCGTGAGTCCACCGTGTTTCCACTTTGGATTTGGATCTTCGTGATTTCAGTGGTGTCGTATTGCATCATGATTTACTTCGCAAACTTCCGTATTTAATTATTCAGTTTCAAATGTCTCGGAAACAGACTTTAGTTGAGACAGCATTCCAAGTCGTTCTACATGATGAGGACGTATGAGGTTCTGTGCTTCTGGAAATGTCTTCCACGCAATTCCCGAAATCTCTCGGCGTTGCATGGCGGTAAATCGTTGATTCAGATTAATCATCTCTGGATGTTTGAGCAGTGCGATAAAGTAGATGTGTTTATAGCGAATTCCATTCAGTCCTGTAAAGGTTTCTTCTAACATCAGGTTGTTCAGAAGAATATACGCATCTCTGGGGATGTTTGTCTCTTCGTTGAATTCACGGACTGCACATGCGACGTCTGTTTCTCCTCGCATACGCCTTCCCTTTGGAAATCCCCACTCAGGTTCCATGTATTCCGACAGGTTATTTCGCATCAAGTTCACTCGGTCTAATGCATAGAATCTATCCCGTGAAGTTGGAAAGTCAGATGATGACCTGTCTTCTCCCCAAAGATTCTTCCAAAGAGACTCAAACGGTTCTGTGGCGATTAATACCTGTTCTTTCAATGTCATATTTTTGATTAACGTAGACACGTAAGGAATATCATTTGGGTCATACTTTCCTCGCATAAACTCTGCGAAACTCATACTATCTTTGCGACGAATCATAAGAATAGAGGTTGTATTCCAATCGACAGGCATCTTAGACGCATTCAATAACAGAATACCACAGGAAAGCACGGGATCTTTACATGTGCGAAATAAATGACCTTTTCCACCACAATTATTACAGTACATCACAGTTGCTTGAGGGTGTTTTTGCTGAACGGGTGTCCGTTTTTCCATTGTATACGATCCTCCGTTCTCAAGAAAGTTCCTTCGTAAACATAAATGGGACTCTTTGGTTCAAAACCCACGTCTCCTTATTCCGCTCCTCCTTCCTCGGCACCGGTTGGTCCTTGGACATTGACCCCAGGAACAAGCAGCAGTTCTTCGTCCCGTCCTTCTACATTTATGTCCGGAGTTTCAGGAATCGCAATCTCGATTGTAGGAGGACTTCTGCTTCTTATCTTTGGAATTGCGTTCTATGATTACCTTCGCAAGCGCCAAGGAAAGGATTCTATTTTTACAGGGGCATCTGGATCAGGAGATACAACTCCTTCTCCTGTGGATGGAAGTAAAAAGAAGGTGATTCCGCTTGCAGATGCTCCTGCTGGAAATGGAACCAATTATGGTGTTCAGTTCTGGATGTTCATCAAGGATTGGGATTACAAGTTTTCGCAGGAAAAGGAGATCGTGAAACGCATTGGGTCTACGGGCGGTGATTCCAGTCCTTACATTACGCTTCACCCTACCGACAACAGTCTTCAAGTTCGGGTTGCGATTTATCCCAACACTCCTGGGTCTGGCGCAGCAGCAGCACCTTCCACCAGTAGCAATGGAGATACGTTTACCTGCACCGTAGAGAACGTCCCTCTTCAATCATGGTTCTCCGTGTCCGTGACAGTGTTCCAGCGCAATTTGGACATCTACATCAATGGACGCTTGGTGAAGTCTTGCGTCCTTCCAGGTGTTCCCAAGCCAATCATCGGTGATATGGTGATTGGAGACAACGGTGGATTCTCTGGGTCTGTCTGCAACCTCCATACCTATGTGAACCCATTGACTCCCGATGATGCAAAGGCATTCTTCTCTGCAGGAACAAGTTGCCAAGCACCTACTCCAACGGTTGGGGGAGTTGATGAGGATTCCATTTTCATCACACTCTTTGGATACACCTTCCGCTTTAGCACATTGGACAGGGCCGGAAAGGAATTAAGCAGTTACACACTCTAAACAGTAAATGAAGATTCTTCTGAAATGCCCAACACGGTCTCGTCCTGAGCGCGTGCGGAAGACATTGTCTACCTATCTTCGGTTTGCAAATCATCCAGAGCAAATCGGCGTCGCTGTGTCCTGTGATACAGATGACCAAACCATGCAGGATACAACGGAACTGCGGAGAGTCCTGTCTGGGTTTTCATGGCACCGAATCTTTTACAGTCCAAACAAGACCAAGATTCAAGCGTGCAATGCGAACATGAATGAAATTGAATATGATTGGGATATTGTGGTTCTGGTTTCGGATGATATGATTCCCCAAATTCGTGGGTACGATGATGTGATTCGCAACGAATTTCTTGCAGGGTTCCCCGACCGAAATGGAATTCTCTGGGCAAACGATGGATGTCAAGGAGAGAAACTCAATACGCTGTGTATCTTTGGACGTGACTTCTATAACCGTCAAGGGTTCCTCTATCATCCCGATTACAAGAGTCTCTTCTGTGATACAGAATTGACCGACCAGTGTCGGAACGAATACAAGTCTATCTGTCGGTATATTCCCTATTGTATCATTCGCCACGAGCATCCAGGAACTGGGTTTCGAAACACAATGGACAAGTTATACGAAATCAATCAGAAGTATTGGAACGATGATATGTATACCTACATTCGCAGAAAGACATACGCATATGATTGGTCAGTTTTGATTGCGAGCATTACTGGACGTGAGTCTTCTCTTCAAGGTATTCTTTCACGCATCCGTGAACGAGTGTCTCGCATTGCACCCAATCTTCGGGTTGAGTATCTGACCTATTACGATAACAAGGAAACATCTATCGGAGCCAAGCGTCAATGGATGTTGGAACGGGCATCTGGAAAGTATATGTCCTTTGTGGATGACGATGATGACGTCACTGATGCGTATATTGAAGACCTGATGGAAACAATCAAGGGTTCCTATCCAGTCATGCGTCTTCGTGGTCAGATTTCGCAATACACATTCACACACAGCATTCAGAACAGCATCTCTTCTACCATGGCGAGAGGAGAGGAGTTTCTGCGTCCTCCCAATCATTTGAACCCAATGATGACGGATGTTGCGAAATTGCTTCGCTTCAAAGATGCTGTGCGCGGAGAAGACCTGGAATGGACCATTCGTCTCGCAAAGTCTGGGTTTCTGATTCGTGAGTATCAGTCTGAGAAGGGACGTATTCATTACATCTACAACATGGGAGACCGCAAAATTGATGCATCTCTTCTGGACCGTCAGAGCAAGATGTCCTATGAAGACATGTTGAAGTCTGTTTGGGTTCCCGCAGGTGGCGAAATTCCCCGTCCTCCGGAACCAGGACCTCCTAGACTTCGTCTGGGACCGAATGGCTTCGTTTCTGTCTAAGAGATAATGATGTCGGTCTTTGCGATTCTTGGAATCTTGGTATTCCTCGGACTTATCGTATACTTTGTGTGGTTCAGGACTCCGAAGGTGGATTCCAGTTCAGTCCTCAACGGTTCTCAAACAGGCATGACGCGGGCAACTCTGCCATATTCCCCAGAACCTTCTTTCAATCAACCAGAAGGTCTTGTCTATTCCTATGCGATGTGGATTCTCGTGAAGGACTTCTCCTATGGATATGGGACGCAACGCACCATCATGAGCAAGGGCAATTCGCCAGGAATTTACCTGGACTCTACCTCCAATTCTCTCATCGTAAAGATTCGCACCTACGGAGCAACGGAGTCCATCGTGGTCCCGAATATCCCCGCAGCCAAGTGGATTCACCTTGCTCTCGTTGTCGACCAACATTCTGTGGACGTCTACATCAACGGAACCCTGCGTCAACATCATTCACTCTCGCAATTACCAGACCTGTCGGATGATAAAATTGTAGTGGGAGACGGATGGAATGGAGTCGTCGGAAACATCACCTATTACCCTCGCTCACTCTCCTATGGAGAAGTGCGGACGATGTCTCAGCAAGAACCTCCTCCTGACTTGGAACCCAAGGTTGCTAGACCAGATTACTTCGACATCACCTGGTATACTGGGCGGTTAAATTCTAACTAGACAGTAAATGAGTTCAGGTGGTCAACGTGGAATTGATGTATCTGGTGTCCAACCAATGCGTCTTCAGAATGCATCCGATTTTACCGAACGGCGCAAGGTTCAACTCGTGTATCAGACGTTTGCGTCTACTACAGGAGCGAATGCATATACAAATCAAACTCCAAACTCAACTGGAAATTATTCCAATTTTCTCAAGGGGTTGAAGGAGCAGTACAATATGGCAACTGGTGTAAGATGTATTGATTGCAGTGGATTGCCCTATCAAAATCGTGCAGCTCTTACATTCCGGTCCTAGCCCTGCGGGTTTTGCGTAACCGTTCCCGTGCCTTCTTCCGCTCCTTAACATCATCGTGTGGATCATAGGTAAAGAAGTAACGGACAAAGTCAGCTGAGTTCTTATCTTTCGAAAGCTCTTCATACAGAGTAGCTTTATTTTTACGGAGGTCCGTCTTGGTCTCCTGAATCCCGAGACATTCCTTGGGAGTCAAGAGTTCAAACCGCCGTTTGGGTTTACTGTGTGCCATATCCACCAGACGTTGTGCTATACAGAGCGTGTTTGCTACGTTTTCGGCTGATCCCTTTGCAGAATAGATATAGGCGAAAAAGAACTGAAGAATGGTAGGAATACTTGCAACTTTTCCTCCTCCTGGAATGCTGTGATAACTGTGGCAAGCAGTCGTTTCATAAAACTTAAATTGAACAGTTCCATCTTCTTCAAGAACGTTGGTCAACGGAGGAAGAATTTCACTTCCTTCGTAAAATTTAATCGTCTTTCCTTTGGTCAACCGCTCAATCGTTTCTTTTTCTGCGAGCAACATAGCTGGTGTCGTCAATTCCTTTCTCATGTGAACTTCCGCAGCAGACGCTCCCAAGAGAACCACAGGTTCATTCAGCAAAAGATGACGGAGTTGCTTGCGATGTTCTGCGTCAATCTCTGGATGATCCTTCGCCTTTGAAACAACGCAATCAATCGGGTAATGTTTATTCAGTAACATCAACCGCTCATAGACCTTCTTCCAGCGAGAGACATCTCCACGTGGGCGAGACAGTTCCAAATACATAGACATGCGTAAGAAATCTGGACTTACGTAATGAATTCCATCCCGAACAACTTTCTCATCCCAGAGACGGTCAAAGACGTGTGATTCTAACTCGGTTATATCCGCAACACCTTCAAAATCTGCGAACACCTTGAACGTTCCCAAGTGGACACCCGGTTTCACTTCAATGTTCTTGATTCCGATTTCTTTCAGTCTGTTTGCGAGAAACATCGCATGTTCTTGAGGTGTGCGACTGAAGAAATCGTAGTCTGGAATTTCAACCTCTGGATTGTAGAAACGATCCTCGGGAGGAAGCAGATTGTTAATCGCAGTTCCACCGTAACAAAGAACGGGATGTGTCTTCAAGAATTTTTCAACTTCACCTAAAGATGCCTGAATAAGAGGGTCCTTCGCCATGCGACGGTTGTTCTCCTCTTCCAACTCTTCCGCTATCTTGACCACCTCTTCCATTGTTATGAAGACAGAAAACGAAAAAGTCTGCTTTTTTACTCTTGAGGGGCAACAAGGATGCCTCGCCGCTACAACCTCCGCAAGCGTGATACGTCGGTCAAGTGGATTGAGGATGAGACCTTAAAAGATGAGGAAGATGAGGATGAGTCTGAAGATGAAGACTACGTGCCTCCTTCTGAATCGGAAGAGGACGTAGATACCTCCGTTGTAGATGAGGATGAAGATGAAGAGATGGAGGATGATGACGATGAAGAGGACATCACTCCTCAACAAACCATCACTGTCCCAATTCCAAAGAATGGAGTGATAAAGATTGAGATTGATAACCGTAAGAATGATTACATGGAACAGGATGAAGATATGGAGGAAGAGGAAGATGCGGACGACGAAGCAGAAGATGAGTTCATTGATTACATCATGAACAAGTATGTTCCTGCCTCCAAGCGGAGAAAGTCCAAACCAAAGGGAGAGGAATCAGAGGACGCTCCTGCCTTGGAACTGAATGACCAAGAGCAAGAATACTTTGATGACCTTTCCAAGTCCAAGCAGAAGAAACTCAATAAACAGATGAAGCAACTCGCAACACTGGTCAGCGATGGAGATGTTCCGTTCAAGTTTCGGGTTCTGGACTTGCCCATTTCAGACAGCATCAAAGCAACGGTGATCAAGAAGATTGATATGCTGGACAAGATGGAATCGGATGGAGGAGAAGGTCATAAGTTGCGTGCTTGGGTAGAAGGGTTCCTCCGCATTCCCTTTGGAATTACAGTTCCTCTTCCTGTCAAGATTGACGATGGACCAAAGAAGTGCGCAGAGTTCCTCGCAGATGCTCGCACAACGATGGACAAATCGGTCTACGGTATGCAAGGTGCGAAGACTCAGATTATGCAGATTCTTGCCCAGTGGATTTCCAACCCTGCTTCCGTTGGAAACGTCATTGCGTTACAAGGTCCTCCTGGTGTTGGTAAAACCTCCTATGCACGGAATGGAGTTGCGGCGGCGCTCAAACGTCCGTTTGAATTCTTCAGTCTGGGTGGTGCAGCGGATGCGTCTAACTTCGTTGGACACAACTACACCTATGAAGGAGCACAATGGGGTAGAATCGCAGATGCGGTTATGAAGGCACGCTGTATGAATCCAGTCATGTATTTTGATGAATTGGACAAGGTGTCTACAACTCCTCACGGCGAGGAAATCATCTCTATGT